TTCATTACTAAATCTGCAAATTCTTTGCTTGCTGTTCGATACACAACGGCAGCCAATGCAATATTATATGCATTATCTTCAATCAAAGCTTCGTCGTCTGTCATAAGCTCTGAATTTTGACCGTATCTTGAAAATCCTGCGGATACTATATGACCTACAATTTTATCTCTATCATGCTCAATGTTTGTAGGCTTATGAACGAAATAGTCTTTTATTGCTACTGCAGCCTCACTATTTATTCCGTCTCCATTTTTATTGAATTTATTTACAACTGCAGCGTTGAATGCTACGCCAAGCAAATCTATATTTTTATCTAAATCAATATTTTTTGGAATAAGAGGTCTAAGAGACTCTATTGATGCCTTGCTGATATTTGATTGCTCAATGTCGCTTGAAGCAAAAACAACTCCATCAAATTTTGTTGTGTATTTATACGGTTTTTTCATTTAAGCAAATATACACTTAGTTTATAAACATGGGAGTAAAGGTTGTTGTTATGTTTTCTGTTTTAACTTCCATCATATCATTATAAAGCTTAACCATCCAATTACCAAGTACTAATGCAGAATAAGAGTCTTTTCTTGCTTTTTCTGGCCCGGTTTGTCTTTTTAAACTTGGAGGTAAATCAAAATTTTGCGTTCCTCCTGCAGAAGTTGTAATCTGAATTAAAGAGCATTGAGTCTTGACTAAATTCATCATATCAAATTGATGTTCAACGAAATCAATCATTTTTGCTTCTTTGGTTTGACGCTCTGCGCTTTGAGATGTTCGCAGAAATTGTATTTTATCAATTGGTATCTTTTTTCTGCGCTGTGCATTATAATTATCATCGATTGCTCGAGATGCAAATAATATTCTGCGGTGATCAAAATTAGATTGCAAAAATTCGTTTGCTCGACGAATCCATTGACTGGTTGGTTTACGCAAATAACATATTGTACCATTATCAAGATTATATTCTTTTTTTCCTTCACGCAATTTTTCTTGATAATTTTCTATATCATCAAAATTTGTATTTATACATTTTATATTTATTTTATTTTCCTTAAACAATAGACTTTCATTTGCTGCATTGATAAATTGTACTCCTCCATTATAGTCACCAACAATAGATACAATATTAAAATTCTTTAACAAGAAATAAAAATAATATATATGTTGTTTTAAATTTGCTCCACTTAAAGCATAGCTATGAACAACGATACCCATTTTCTTTTCCTCGTCCAATTTCAAAACCATCATTGCGAAATCATCACTGCTTTCACTTTCTGCCCAACTCGGGTCAAATGCCAGGATATATTTTGCACCAGGTTCTCCAGCAATTTCTGTGCATGGATTTTCTCCATCTTTTAATGTACAAGCTGCCATTTTTGATGTTTTGAAATATCCAGAACTATCATCAGTAAAAATAGCTCCAAACTCTCGATCGAACTGACTTTGACTCATTGTTGATTTAGCTTGGTTAATCAAGTTCTGATCGTATAACTGTTTTGGAGCGCAGTCATAACTAAATTGCATAATAGTTCTATGAGCGTCACCTTTTCTTTGCCCGCCAGTTTGAATCAATTCTTCGAATTGTTCGTATGCTTTATACATATACTCAAATTTATAACTTGCAGAAGAAAGTGCGATCAATTTATTGTTTGGCCAAATATGACGATCAGATTCCTGCATTTTTCCCTGCTTAATGAGGTCAGTTTCTATGTTATACAATTCTTCTCGCTGAGTGGGATTTTCAACGACACTCAAGAATGGTATGATAACCTCATTGTAAATTCTTTCAGGCATTAAAGCAAACTCATCAATAATAATTCTATGAAAACGAAATCCCCGCAATTTTTCACCATCACCAAGAGGCAAAGCTCGTATTCTAGAGTTACCAATTTCCAGTAACCATTCATCATTACTTTTTGATTTATGAGTAATGCATTGATTTAGATATAATGCTTGAGGCTTTGAAGCGATATCCTCTATTTTTTTGAATATCATTTTTGCCTGACGAAATGATTTAGATAGAATACCGATTTCAACGCCCTGATTTAAAATCGCATCAAGATATGCATAAATCGCTGTGGTAAATGACTTACTCATACCCCGACTATTATGATGCACGAAACCATTGCCAACATAACACTCTTCATTTTCAACAGATATATCCACAGAAATAGTTTCGCAATCATCAATTTTATTTATCTTTGAAAACACTACATTTTCATTTTTTATATTGTTTATAATTTCGCGCAAATTGTTGGATACATTTTGTATATCTGAAAATTTATTTTGTGAATAGTTTTTGCCCCATGCGCCGCGTGATCCGCGAAGTTTCTCGCACGATCCATGGGTACTTAAAAATTCGCCAAATTGCGGAACATATTTTGTTTGATAATCTTTTTTATCTGCGGCGATTGCTGATTGTAAATTTTTTGATTTTTTTATTGGTATAAAATCGATTGAATTTGCAAAGTTTTCAAGATCATGTTTATCATTAGATAATACAAGATCATAATAATCGACACCTGCATCTGATACGCCAGACTTTCTTAAATTTGATTCAATCCCAAAATTATTTAACAACATTTTGATTTGCCGCAAAAGTTGTAATGATGTGTTTTTTAATCCGCATTTGATTGAGAGTGTTGAATCATCGCACCTACCATCTTGCAAAACCGAGCAATATCCATCGGCGCTAAATATACCACTAATTAATGCCGCGAGATTGTTTCTGGAGGCTTGTAAAAGTGCATCAGGAATTACTTTATCTTTTGTACGGTCAAATCCAATCGATTCCAACCAATCAACCAATTCGCGTTTATAAAAACTATATTCAAACAATTGACCCTGTCTTTGTCGTACATAAGATTTTAAATTGTTTTGTTTTTTTACTACATCAAATACATCCAATACTTCTTGACTTTCGGTACATATATGCATGCCATCTTTACAAATGTATCCATCTCCAATCATATATCCAAGTGCAAAATATAATTCAGGAGAATTTGTATAATTTGAATGTTTTGTGATGTCAACATCTCCCCAGCATTCGGTGGACTGTTTGATTGGCAAATAATCGTCGGTTGTTAAGTCTTGAATTTGTTTAAACTCAAATTGCGCAGTTTGTGGATCGTAGGCCAACACTTTGTGTCCAATTTTTGCGCGAAATGAATCGCCGCTGGACAATGTAATTTCTAAGCCTTTTTGTTTTGGATTTGTTTTTTTGTCGTATACTTTGTTTAAATTGTTTCTTGAACGAACATATTCGCCAATTTCAATGTCTTTGATTTTTTTGAATCCATTTTGAGTCAATACATATTCATTTTCATCTAAACACCACACACCCATAAAGTAATCTGTTGTAAACATGGCTTTAATTGCCATATGTTGAAACGGAAATAACTTAACTCCACTAACAAGATCCGCGGTAAATGTAATATTTTCTCTTAAAAACTTATATAGTAAAATCTTTGCTTCTTGATCTTCGAGATAACCTTCTATTTTCAGAAGTTCTTCGTTAAAGTCGTCGCAGTCTTTTCTTGATATTTGTTTTCCTTGGTCCCAAGCCATTATATTTCTCCCTTATCTATGTAGTACTGTAGATCAACATTCCATAATTTCTTACCAAGAGTTAGTAACTTAGGAATGAAATATTCAGATCTTTCTCTTGAGCCAGTAAATACAAACTGACAATTATCCGAAAACTTATGAGAAAATTGTCTCATATTATGATAAATATATTTTAAATTTGATTTATGAGAGCATTTTGGATTATTTTTTTGTATCTGCTCAAGGTCACTTTCAACCACTATAAACAAGTAGCTATCGAAATCTTTAGCTCGTTGTAATTCTCTATCAAATCTATCTAAATTGTTTTTACTCATTGTGGATTTGAAATCTCTTTCGCTTTTTCTGTCCACAAAAGTATAATTATAATGTTCTCCTCCCGTAGCATAATCACCAAACTCCAACTTCAGAGATTCTTGATTTGGAAATGATAAGGGCTGCTGTTCGCGCGTATCAATAAATATTGTAATATTGGGGTCAGCATCATCTTTCCATTCTAAAGGCAATCTAGACCCAAACATGGGCCTTATATCAGCCATCTCACAAGCATATGTATATGAACCAAAATGTTTTTTGTATATATCAATCGGCGGCAATTCATTTATTTTTAATTCAAGATGATTTGGCGCACATTTTAAATCCTTGTCTACAATTCTTTTTTTGAGTAAATCAAGAATATATTTTTTTACTGTGTCAGGCTCTGTTTTCTCGCACCATGCAATCAATTGATCTCTATTTGCGAAATCTCTAGAGAAGTAATCTTGTTTGTTTTTAAATGGCAAAGGTTCGCCAGTTAATAAATTATTTCTTGGATAATACTGAGTATAGTATTCAGCGAGGATCAAATTATGAACCTTTAGGTGTGCATGCAAACTTCTTTCTGACGAAAACTCCTGAGAGCATATTTTACATATATTCATAATTCGCAGTCATGAATTTTTAACCATTCTTTTGGAAATCTTCTGCGTTTTCCAAGCCATTCTTTTCTTTGTCCAAGCCAAAAAAGACTAACAAATATTCTTGGAACTCTAAAACCAATGCCATCTGAATTAATCACTTCTGGAGTTTCTGAGTATAACCTGCGATACAGAATTTTATTGCTTATATTTTTCATTTTACAAGCCTCAATCGATATGTTTCTATTCATCGGTCTATCTATATCATCATAATCAGTCCAATTACCCAAATCAATACAAGCTCCATCAAAAAAATATTTAAAATCATTTTCAAAAATACAATTTTTAAAAGATAGATTTTTTATTCCCCCTTTGGCAGTAATATGTTGCTTTGTGCCCTGCGAAATAAAGACACAGTTTTCAAAAGAGATATTTCTTCCGCGAACCATATCGACACAATCCTCATATCCACCAATAATTTCACAATTTTTCACTGTTACATCGTTACAAAAAGATAATTTCAATCCTTCGGCCACACCGCTTCCATCGATTGTGCAAGAATCAATCAATAAAGAGTATGGCTCTTGACCAACTCTCCAAGCAAACGACAATGCGCTTCCACCATTAAACTTGTCTTTTGCCTTGTCTGGTTTCGAGGCGGCAAAGCGTTTGTTTTTTATTATTTTTTCTTTCACTATATTATATCTTCCTTTGAAACTCCAAGCACTCTTGCTTTCCAATCAGGCATAGATTCTATATTTTCTGCTTCTTTTTTTGCAGCTTTCTTTTGAAGCTGTGCAATTTTGATCATAACTTTTCGCTCTTCTTCGTCCTGAAAAAGTTGTACAAGAGATAATATGCTTGCGTTTTGCTTGTGCATACTTGATATTCTCTTGGATCGATCTCCTTGCAGTTTTTGAATCAAAGATTCCATTCGCTTTTCGCACTGATTATATTCTTCGCTTTTTGTTTTTAGTAGTTCTGCTAAACGCACAGTTAAATCTTGTTGATCTTCAGCGTCATCAAACATTCTATTCAATTTATTGATTGCATTTTGTATATTCTTTAAATGAATGTAATCCATGCAAACATTAATATATAAATTAATTTCGTCACTACTCAAATCAGGCTTGTCCCATGTAGCTCTTACAAATTCAGCTTCAAACAAATCTCTATCATCTTGACTATTGTAATTATTAATGACTTGAATAAATCTAGGAGATGCAAGAAAAGAGCCTAATGACTCGATAGCTTTTCTTTCTCCAATACTTAATTTAGATTCATCAATTTGTTTTTGACAGCAATCATTTATTTTTTTTATTATTTTACTAACGGCCTTGGGCGGAGAATATTTTCTATTTACTGCGCTTTCTGAAGGGTGTATTTGCAAAGCGTCTTGACCGTGAATATATTCAAGAATAGTTGAATATTCCTTGGATGCTTGTGAATTCCTGAGTTCTGGATACAAGATAGATGTAATTTGATTACAGCTCATACCATCCAAGCAAGATTGACTTATAAATTCTTTTTGTTCTTCGGTTAAGATGATATCTTCTCTGGGGTAGATATGCTTTGTTTCATATTCTATTTCTTGGTCCGCGAGAAAAGCTCTGACTGCACGACCCTGCTTGCTGCGTCCATCGATATTTCCATCTTCTGGAAATACTAGTCTTGTTAATTGAGTAAGATCATTAACGACAGGCGCTTGATCTCGTATCAATTGCTTTTGATCTTCTGTTAGCTCCATTTTGGTGGTTCTGTATTAGGAATAATGTCTTCAGTCTTCAATATTTCTTGAGCTTTTTGTTTAAAAATTTTCTTTAAGTTCTTGATCTGCTTGTATCCAGCTTTTCTGCCTTTTTCGCTTGTTTTATACCCCATTTTCTTGGCGACATCTTCTTCTTCCATATTTTGGATAAACAATAAATCATAAACTGCATATTGTTTTGAAGATAATTGTTTTTTCATGTGTTCATTTAGCTTATCTCTGCAAGCCATAATGTCGAAGTTAGGATCTTCCATTGCTCCGACTTCATGAGTGTGATTTTCTAAAGCTAGAGCCATCTTTATACCATAGGCAGGTTTTTTAGTGCGCTCCCACTTTGCGTATAATGGGCATGAGGAATCCTGCAATCCAGTCTTCGTAAATCCACACAAGCATGAAGCTCCATCTTTTCCTGGAGCGGATTGATTAAATGGACAATTCAGGCAGGGCCTCACAAAATTACTATAATTATTACGCAAGATGTTTTTCATCTGATTTGTAATAATTTTATTGATCCAGGGCTTTAACGATCTTCGTTGATCCCACTGATCCCACTTTTTGAATATGTGGGCTTTTATGATTTGCTCGACATCTTCAAAGCTAAACCATGCAAGAGAATCGAGGAACCATTTGCCTCTTCTCTTTTTTATTTCAATATCTATTTCTTGCGATTTGTCTTCGTATGTAAATTTACGATTTTCTTGGTCTTCCACGCTTTTTTGCTTTTGGAGTTTTTGATGCTTTTTCTTCCTTGAATTCCTCGAATTCATCAAGTGGAATTAGATCCTTTAGATTAAATTTATTATTATCTACTTCAATTGAATATGATAATTTAGATATATGCGGAACTTCATAAACATCGGATCCATCCGGATCGTCGATGATTATATTTTTCGCAACGGATCTTCTAGGGCTAGAGAGCCTTTGGGATGCATCGCTCTTTTTCGCAGATAGTATATTTAATGATTCTCCACACCCCCCACAAAATTTTGGGGCATTTATAGAGTACATGTTTTTAAAACCACAATGAGGACAATATGAGAAAGCCATATAATATAATATATATTTTTTATATTATATCAAATATC